TCGAGGTAGTCCGGCTCCAGCACCTGAATCTGCAACGGAACCGGGAAGCCGTCTTCCAGGCGACGCGGACGGCGACGGATGAGCACCTCGCCGGATTCGACAATGGTGCGCAAGGCCAGTGATTGCAGGCCATAGCCATCGGCCCGGCCATCGGCGTCGCAGACCGTCGATTCAAACCAGCGCCTCCAAAGTTCCGTGCGCTGCGGGTTGGCCCATTGCGCCTGAATGCCATAGCCGACGGCATTGTTGACCACGGCTTGCACCGCGCGGCCCGCCCAGGGATTGTTGCGCACCAGGTCACGATGACGGTCGCGCAACTTGGACAGGGCGGGGGCGATTTCGGTATTGGGGCCAGTGGGGCGAGTGAGCCAGCCGGACGTGCGACGGCTGTACGATGCGCCGTCATAGCCGCGCTTGCCCAATAGCCGCGAGAGCCAATTAGCCACGGCTGTACTCGAGAAATCGCGTGGTGCCACGATAGATGGCGGAGGCGCTGGCGGAGGCGACATCGGCGCGCGCCATGCGAATCGCCGTCAGCAAATCGGGGAGCGTTTGATATTGAACCACTTTGTCGCCAAGCTGGACGCGCAATTGCCCGGACGCGGCAGCGGCTTCTAACGTAGCGAGTTGAGTAGCGGTAAAGGCCATGGGCGCACTCGGTATGGTGAGTGCGCCTTATTTAGCAGGTTTGCGCAACCAATTTTAGGGGAGTTTGCGCGCGTAAAGAAAAACCTGCGCGGGGCGGGTTAGCCGTCAGAAGCCGATAGGTCAAGCGTGGTCTGGCGTTGCGCCTTCTCAATCCGTTTGCAGGCAATCTCAAAGTAGTCCTGATCAATCTCACTTGGTCTTTGTTTATCCCATCCACTGCTATGATATTGAATCCAGCCGTTTTCTGATTTCCCTGCGTGAGTATCAGCGCCAATCCCATACGGCGGGTCCGTCACGACCGCATCAATTCCCGTCAGTGTCGGCAAAATTTCCAAACAATCCCCACAATACAGCGTCGCGTTGCCAATGATGGCGGGCTTCATTCAGTTCATCCGGTAGGTATGGGGTTGCCGGTCGCCCCAACAGCAACCGGCGCCAACGCGATTAAGCGGCGATCAGCAGATCATTCGGGTCGTTGCCCTTCGCAATCCATGCCGCCATCCATTCGGGTTTCTTGCCGCGCCCGGTCCAGGTCAAATCCGAATTATTCGGGCTCATATATTTCGGGGTTCCGGGGGCGCGGGATTTGCGCGATTCGACCGGCGGATTGGCCGGGCCGTCATTGATCAGACTAAGCAGGGTTTCCCGGTGTTTCTCCAGTTCGTGCAGCTCGCTTTCCGCAAACTGGCGAATGTGCGTTTTGAGGGTATTCATCGCCGTCACCAATTCGGCAGTATCGCAGTTGTCGGCCCGCATACCGGAAATCGAAATATCAATAATCTGCATTCCAAAGCTCCATTGAAAAGGGAATGGGGATTATAGCGGTTTTTGCGAATGAGATGGAATAGAAAATAATGAGTTGGGGAATGGGCGCGCTTTGCCCTTGCCCCGTCCTTTGTGCAGCAGTTTGGACAGGGAGCGAATGGGCGACGGCGGCGGTTTGCGAATGCGGGATGTCGGTTTCATAGCCACTGACTCCTTTTCCGGCGGACGGTCGCTACACTGCAGCGCGCCACCTTGGCGACGACCGCAACGGGCTGTCCTTCCGTGAGGGCGTCTTTGATCGTGGCGTCACGCCATTCCCGATCATGGACGGCGATATAGCCCTCACAGCCGCCCCAGCGCCGACGCAGTTCCTGAATGACGCGCCGGACAATCGGGACGGCGACGCCTTCGGCTTTGAGCAGGTCAGCGGCGTCGTGCAGGACATCGGGCATTTAGAGCCACTCGGAGGTTTTGCGGCGAATGGCGCGCGGGGCGGGGACGTTTTTCAGCGGCTCGCCGGTTTGCGCGGCCAGTTGCGCCCAGTTGACCGGGCGGGCCAGCAGGGCGGCCAGGGCCATACAGCGGATGTCCAGCGCCTCGTTGCGCCGTCCGGGCGGGTTGAACCATTCACGGACGGGCTGGCCTTTGGTGTATTTGGTGCGCACCTGTTCCGCCGTCAGCATGGCGAAGAAATGCTCATCATAGGCGATCGGGAAGTGGCAATAGCCGGCACCTTCGTCTTTGGTGCGCAGCCGGGAATACCAGGCGTCTTTCGCGGTATCGACGCCAATGTGCCAGACTTGCGCCTTGTACTTTTGGCTCTTGCCGGCCTTGTGGCTCCAGATAGGACGGCTGCCGGCCATGCCTTTCGTGGCGTAGACATGCCGGCCCTTGCGCGCTTCGCAGAAGGCATAGACTTGCGCGGTATGGTGGCCGCCGGAATCGACACCGGCGGCGCTGATGCGCAAGGCGCGCCCGTCTTCCGTGCGATACTCGCGCTTGAGGATGTCGTCCAGTTGATTCCAGACCTCCATCCGGGCCGGATCGCCACGAATCACCAGGTATTCGATGCCCCAGGATTCGGGCGGGGCGTCGCGCCCGTCCTGCCGCCAGCCGATGATTTCCAGTTCCAGCCGATCATCCTGCACGTCGACGCCCGCCGTCAGGTAGAGGATGCGCGCCGGGAGGCGGGCGGCGGTGTAATTCTCGCGGCGGGACAGCAGGGCGGCGGGGTCGGATTTTTCGGCGGCGTCCTGCCATCCCTGCCCCAAGGTCGTATTGACGAAGGTGCGCATCCGAATCGGATCGCCCTGACAGCGCAACCAGTCCTCGACAATCTCGCGCCAGGTGGTCTGCGGACTGTAGATCGTCCAGACTTGAAAGGTGATCGATCGCGGCGGCGGAATGCAATCACCAGCGGCATTCCAGAAGCGCCCGGCCTGATCAAACCAGACGCCTTCCTCATCCTGCCAGCGCGCGCCCTGCTCGGCGTCCCAAACCCGCAAATAGTCGGCCTGGCTGAATAAACCGCCACATTGGGCGCATAAATACGCCACGGTTTCCGGTTGCCCGGAATGCCACTTTAAACCGAAATTGGCGTGTTTGCCGCCGAACTCCAGCGGTTGCCGAGTCTGACAATGCGGACAGGCGACGTGGTAGCGAAACGTCCGGTCAGCGTGTTTCGCCCGGTGAATGATCAGCGAAGTTTCGGTAATGCGCGGCGTACTACCGCAAATCAGTTTAGGGAAAGTTGCGCCCTCCAGCCGCTTGCGCGCCAGCCCGTCCGGAGAGCCTTCGCTTTCGACATCCGGTTCAAAGCCGTCCAGCTCATCCAAATAGGCCACGTCCAGCGACAAGCGCCGGTAGTTTTTGGCCGAGCGTCCCCCGCGAATGTGCAGCATGGCGGATAGAAAGGTTTTTTGCCGCAGCGTGTTGTGTTTCGAGCGGCTGTTGTACCAGGGGAAAATCCGCTGCATGGCTGGCACATCTCGAATCATCGGGTCGAGTTCGGTTTTGACGAACTCGTCAGCGTCATCGTCAACCGGTTGCCAGATTGCTTGGTTGCGCCGCTTGTGTTCCGCGTAATAGCCAATCGCCGCCAGAATCATTTTGGTATAGCCCACCCGCGCGCTTTTGAGCAGGGTCACTTCTCGAATGTCATCATGGCCCATGCAATCCAGAATGCCGATCTGGTACGGGTAGGCGTCCCAACGGCCTTGGACATAGCTGGATTCCGCTGACAGGTAGAAGTGTTCAGCCGCCCATTCCGACAGTTTCAGCGGCAGCGGTTGTTTGAGCGCCGTCAGCGCCTGCTGAATCGCCTGATGAATGCGCTTTTTCGTGGGCGTCGCCAAGGTCAAGATGAACGGCGGCGGCGGCGTTGCGGGCTTTGGCAATCTCTTTGCGGATGATTTCAAGGTCAGCGGCAGTTAGTTGCGGTAAACGGCGCTTCAATTTGGCCGGCAAGGTTTCCAGCGTTGCGCCGATTTGATTGCAGACCGAGGACAGCGCCCATTCCAGGGCGGTAATCGGGGCGAGTTCGCCGAGTAGTTGTTGTTCTTTGAGGCGCTTGATGGCGGTGTCGGCCTGTAAATTCAGCGCCCGCTCCCGGTCTAAATCCAGTTCATCTGATTGGTTTGTCCATTGGCGTTTTAACCATTTGCCGAATGTGGCCGGGTCGTATTGGGCTTTATTGCCGCGCCCTTTTCCGCCATTTAGCATAGGGAGCGGGTCGGTTTCATCGCGCTGGCGACGGGATACCGTCACGGTAGAAACACCCATAATGGCG